GGTACTTGATCTTCTGTAACGGGTACTTGATCTTCTGTAATGGTTCCGTCCCCGGAAAAGTCTGTCTCGTCATAGTATCTGTCTTCCATGTCGGCAGTGTACCGATCTCTTGTAGTGACTACTTTACTTTTTGTAATGGTTACGCCCCCGTATTGGAAAGGTCCGGGGCCAGAAAAGTCTGTCTCGTCGAGCCATCTGTAGAGGTTGGCTCCTATGGCATCCATCAATCTGAGGGTCTCGGCCTCCCGGATGTAGGGTTCCAGTCTGGCCGGGTCGTTGATGTTCTCGGCTATCGGCCGAACATTCCGAATGTCGTTAGAGTTGAGTATCATCGGGCATAAGTTTTACAATTTCCTCGTCGTAAAGCCCATAAATGAGCTTGAGCATGTTCATCTTCTGAACAGTGGGGAGCGTCTGGTCCCGGATAATCTCCAGGACCTGAGTCATGTTGTCCTTGCCGATTCGGTCTGCTATGGACTCGCCAGCATTGTGGGTGAGAGCCTGAATAGCGAAGTCGGGATTTTCCAAAGGAGCCCACCAGGACTCAAAGATCGATATGAAAGTCTCCTCCAGCTGTTGACGCTCCCGAACTGTAACAGAGTTGTAATACTTGTAGGCATTGGTCATGAGATCAGCCCCGAAGTTAGCCCCCACGTCAACAGCTCGGAGAATGGGGGGTTGCTTGAAGGCTTGGCCAATGTTCTCCGGGATGACTCTCTGCGTTACTTCGAATGCTTTGTCGTAGTTCTCCCCGGAGAATCTTATGAACTGGGGCACCTCGTCTTTGGATTTGCACTGAATGTACCACAGTTGAGAAGTGTTCTCGTCTCCTTGAAACTTGTTGAGCTCTTTCTGGGTCTCATTGACTTGGGACTGATCTTGAGTCTCGTCCTTGATGTCTACCAAGATCCCAGCTGACAAGAAGTTGGAGCATGCGTTTCGACCGGCTACATTGGCAAGTGCTTCCTCAGTTCTCATGTCTGTCATCTCAGCGATGAAGATGGGGACCGGGTAAGAGGGACTGCCTTCAGAGTCTCCGGAAAAGTAGAGGATCTGGCCATTGTAGTTGTCCCATCCGCCAGCTTCTTCTACCTGGTTCAGGATAACCCCCGGATCCGGGTTGAAGAGGTGAAACCACTCAATGTCGGACGGGGACCACCGGGACCTCGTCTTGTCTCGGTGACCCCAGTCAGGATGATATGCCGTCCGGCCAATGAATCCATCGTCGTCTGCCTTAGCAAGTCGGAGGGACTCGAACGGGATGTGGTGGATAGAGCTGACGCGGAAGTTCATATTGTAGTTAATATGGATGGCGAACCCATGCCATAACGTGAAGTCTTTGCATACCATGCGGAGGATCTTGTCGAGCTTCTCCCCTTCTTTGTTGACCCGCAATTTGTAGATGCCGGGATCTTTGAATCCATGACCATATACGAAATCATTGTATATGCTCAAGCAGGCATTGCCTGTCTTTGAAGCCTGAACAATCTCGCTGACTGTCTGGGGAAAGTCGTTGGTATCTCCGTATGTTTGGATGCCATATTGTCTCCAGTCCCGGGATTCGAACTGAGGAGCTGATTTGATCTGTGCAACTTTCATACTGGCGTAATTTTAATAGTAGGAGGGACGGGAAGCGACCCCGTCCTATTACCAGTCCTATTTGGACCCTCCTTTTTTGGCTCCCTTCTTGGGAGCCTCTGAAACGGGATTGACTATCCGGTTGTAAGCCTCTTCGATCTCCCCGGCAGACATTTGCGAGTCTGCATAGGCTTCTTTGATGGCTTCCAGATCCATCCCAGCGCCGATGAACTCCTTCACCTCAGTGTCGATGTCGGCGGGCTTCTCCTCGGTCTTCTCCTCGGGCTTCTCCTCGGTCTTCTCCTCGGTCTTCTCCTCGGTCTTCTCCTCGGCCCTCGCAGAATCGAGAATAGCGTGGATTGCTCCCATGGCTTTGGAGTACTCGTCGAGCTTGGCGTTCAGCTCGGTCTGTTTCTTGTTCAGCTCTTCGAGTTCGGCTTTCACGGACTCGATCTGCTTGCTCAGGACCTGAGCCTGGCGCTTCTTGATTTCCACGTCCTTGTCCGGTATCTCCTTGCCATAACGAGACATGAATTTCTCCAGTCGGTCGTTCAGGTCTTCGGGGACCCGGGTGAAGTACGAAAGAGCATCCTTGTTGAATGCGATGTGGTACAAGCAAAGCTCCTCCGTGATGTTTCTCGGAGTGAGGATCTTGCTGAACTCTTTGTTGATTGGGTCGTGGAGCAGAGTACCTGCTCGGAGTTCGTAATCTGGGTGTGCTACGTTTTTCATCTGTTGTTCTGTTATTCGTCTTAGTGCTAAGTCGGCTTCGATCAGGCAGAAGCCGCATCGGGAAACTGACTTATTCAAAAAGTATCGAGAAAGTTCATCTACTTCTCGATGGAGAGCGGGATTCTTTTCCAATTCCAATGTATGGGCCCGATAGGCTTCGCCTTTCAGGGACCCATACTTGGATTGGTAAGCTCTCAGTCTTTCGAGCATGTCAGTCATGAGTGCTACTGTTTAGATCCTGCGGTCAGAAGCCCGTTTACCATGAGGTCAGTGGTGGCTTCGTCCGTGTCGAAGAGGCTCACCGGGAGCGAACCCTCCTGAGCGATGGTACCGTTGGCCAGAGTTACCTGGTAAGCGACGCCGTCGGTCATTTCGGTAGTGACAGTGATTTCGGTGAGCTCCAGACCCGAGTCCCAGCCATACACCTCGTACTTGGTGTCCCCGTTGTCGCCGGTGTCGTTGTTCTCGACGATAGCGATGACGCGGGCATTGGTCAGGCCGTTTACGAACTTCTTGGCTGCTTCCGACTTCTTGAAGATTCGGACGACCACGTTGTGCTGGTGGGTCTTGAGATACGTGCCAGCATTGATGGTGTCCGAGCCAACTGTTGCGTTGGGCAGCGAGTCGACTTCGTAACCAGTGGCACCGGTCTTAAGGATGAGCGAAGAGATAACGTTGTCAGTTACAACAGACTTCGATTTGTCGACGTCCGAGTAGCTGATGAGGATCACCCTGGCGGTGGTGCCGGCGATTGCCGGCTTACCACACACCTGGTTGGTGAATCCCGTTTTGATTTTAGAACAATCAAGTCCTGCCATTTTCTTAGATTTTTGAGGGTTAGATACCTACCGAGAACATATCCGGGTTGGTGAGCTTGGCGTCTGCCCGACCCATCAGTTCTACGTAGACCACGCGGTCTTTGTACTCGTACCAGATCCGCATCTTCTCGAAGCTGTCGATTGCATCAACACCTATGCCGAGCACGCTCTTCGAGGTGAAGAGAATTCGATGGGGATTGTTGAGCTTCTTGCCAGTGTCTTCCGACGTAGCGATGATCTTGTCCCAGATGGGCATTGCGATGACAGGGATGCCATTGAAGCTGAGAGCCTCCATGCCATTCAGCAGAGCCAAGCGAGCCGACTCGAGACAGCAAGCGTCCATGAGAGACTGCTGATAGGCATCGTAGACCGACTGGGTAACGAGGATAAACTTGTCAGACTGCTGACGGAGCAGAAGCGGGGCACTAAACACGACCGACTGGATATATTCCTTTGCCTTGGCCGGAGTAAGCTTCTGAGCTGCATAAGATGCCCCAGCATTTTCCGTAATGGTGGCTCCGCGCTGGGACGGATTGGCTGTAACCTGGGCGGTAATCTGTTTCCAGAAACCGTCGATGATGGTGAAGAATTTCAGGTCGAGCCCATCCGTAATGGTACCGCTGTCGGTAACGTTCTTGGCGCCCTTGTCGTTGAACCAGAACAGGCGGTACCAGAAGTCCATAATTGAACGCTCCAGAACCTCAATGACAATGTTCATGTAGTCCGTGTCCGTGAAGTCCGGAATGTCGACGCCGGTGCGGAGAGAGTAAATAGTTGCCGACTGTTGGAGGTCAGTGTAACACTGGGACAGAAGGATCTCCCAGAGACCGGGCTCCCATTTCAGCTTGCGGGTGTTGATGTTCCACGGCTGAGGAGTCGGGTTACACCCGGTGTTGACCACGCCGACCATGCCACCCTCGCCGATGTAACCCACCTCAGTGTTAGTGACGATGTCGGGGAAGACTGTGTGAATGGAGTTGATGTCGGGACCCTGAATGGTGTCCTCCATAATCATCTCCGAGATTGCCTGAATGACACGTCCACAAAAAGTGAACTTGTCCATGTCCAGAAATCCGCCATTTTTAGTTGACATAGTTCTTAAAGTTTTTGAGTTTGACTACTTGAGAATCTTTTTGGCAGCGTTGACCTTCTGGAGCTTTTCGCGAGCTTCGTTCTTGAGGTCAGCTGCCGAGGGATCGGCCTTCTTGCTCCCGGGCAGAACCGTCTTGCGGTTCTTCGGGCGGTAGTTGCTACCACGGAGGTTGCGGAGTTCGTTCTCCTGCTCCTCGATGAGGTTCGTTGCCTCGTCGAGCATCGCCTCCAGTGCTGCAACGCGGTCCTCGAGAGACTCGGTGTCCTCCATCTCGATGCTGGTGACGACGTTGTCCTCGACAGTAACCACCCGGCCGTCTTCCAGAACGACAGTGCCCGACGTCTCGCCGTTGGCGAGAGTTGCCTCTACACCTTCGGCCAGATTGTCCTCTTCACCTACGGTCTGGAGAACGACCTGACCCTCAGCATCCAGATAGTCGAAGTTGGCGGGAGAGCCTTTCTTGCCATTCCGGAATGCCTTGACTTTGCTCATGAATTTTTCATAAGCGCTTTTTTCGTTTTTTGCCATAGCATTAAAAATTTGGTTTGTGTTGTATGAATTGATTTTGGAAATGAATCCCAAGTCAAGAAGTGATTTGGCATCGTGGATGCGCTCCTCATGCATGACATTGCGGAGCCGTTCCCGGTCCTGACCTGTCCTCTCGACATACACGTCGAGAATAGCCTCCTCCTCCAGAGCAAGCTCCTCGGCAATGCTGCGAGCATCGTCGGAAGTGAGCCAATCCCCGACAGGCATGTATACCCGATGGATGAGTGCCCGGCAATTCCTGTTTGCCGACCGGTTCTCTGACGGAGCTGCCAACAGGATGCACACTGCCATCGAGTGGCATCCCCCGACAATATTTGTATATATCGTCCTCCCGCTCATGCGAAGAAAATCGTAAATCTTGAAGCCCTCCTCAACAGAGCCACCGTCACAGTCAATGTTGATGCACACCTCCTGTTCGTCGGGGTGTTCATCAAGTACCCGCCGGAAAGTCTCCACAGAGCAAATTTCTGAGGGCCCCTCCCAAAGCTCCATCATGACCCGATTCTCTTCAGAGTCAATTGCGCCTTTTAAGTTGATGAATATCATGTGCCAAATTATTTCTATACAAATATAATTATTCCTGATAGATATTGAAATCCTATTCGTGCTGGATTAATTAAAAATTAGCCCGGTCCTGAATCTGTACGTAGTTAGCATCTTCCCTCCGGATGTCTTCGATTGTAGCAACCACTCTCACCTGGCCGAATGCTTTTTGAATTGCCCTCTCCATGTCAAGCCGATTCATGGGCTCCGACGCCTCAGCGAATGATCGGATAGCATATCCCCCGTCCGATCCAACTTTAGTGAACGGTACTCCGCCACCGAGTTCGTTTATGGCTGACAGAAGAGGCAGGAACATGCGGCTCGACTTCTTGTTAATGATGGTCTCGCCTCCTTCCGCCTCAATGTGCACTCCTCCAGCGGCATGACTGGGCCCCTCAATGTATTTACCTCTTGCGGCTTTCGGCAGAGGAGCTGCCCAAAGAGCTGCCATCTGGACTGCTCCCAAAGCCGCAGCTGCTGCAATGAACGGGATAGCCAAAGGGAATCCCCTTTTAGCCGATGCCATGATGGAGATGGCAGTATTGATGCCAATCTCGAAGGATCCCATTGCCCTCTCCCGGATAGCTTGCTCCCGTTCGATTTTGGCCAGTTCTTTCTCCTTCTGCTTCTCCATCTTGATTTTCTTCTCGTTGTACTGGGCCTCCGTGATTTGGCCATTAGCGTACATGTTTGCCAATGCCTGTTCCTCCCGGCTGTATTGTTCTTCTACCTCCTGGACCCGGCGCTCCCCGAGAGCACTGGCCAAGTCGTTGAAAGCATTAGCAAAGCCGGATGCCATTTCGGCATACTCCCGGAGCTTCTCGATCCGTTCTTCCCATAAAGCCTCTTCATTCTCGGCCATCTCAAGTTGGATCTGAGCAATGGCGTCCTCGTTTCCTTGAGCTGCTGCCAACTCTGCCTCCAGATACCTTTTCCGGATCTCATACTTGGACTTGTGATTCAACTCGGCTTGAGCGAGCTCCTTGTCGAGGTCCATCTGCTGGAGACGAAGATTGTTGGCTCGGAGCTGGGCCTCCTGCTCATAGGTTTTCTCCCCGGCAGCTTTCCTGGCTTCGATTTGTTTCTCGAGCATCTCATTCTCGAGCTCCAGCTTCTTCCTCTCGTTGTCTGCTGCCTTTGAGAGGTCCTCGGCATACTGTTCGTCGAGAGCTTGGTTGAATCGGTCAAGTTGCTGTTTGGTAGCGGTCTCTCGGATCTTTTTGATTTCATCCTGGAGGTTCTGCTGAATCTGTTTCTCGAGTTCGGCTCTATTGACCAGGAACTGCTCATAAGCTGCATACTCTTTCTGGTACTCCTCCTCGCTCATACCTCTCACAAACTGGGGAGGCTGAATGTTGGCCAGTTCCTTCATGGCGTCCTGGTACTTCTGAGTCACCTGGGCAATCTGCATATCGACTGTGCCTCCGGAAGCTACAGCCAATATGTTTGCTCTCACCCCCGCAAGGTAGTCATTGAGCTGTTTGGCTTGGTTCTCGTAGAACTGCTTGTCAGACCGAGCCATGGCATTCAGAGCCGTCTGATACTCCTTGTTAGTAATTTTGCCGTGAGCTTTCTGGAGAGCCAGACGCTCCCGGGCTCCGTCCTGAGCTGCCTTGTAGAGCTTTCTTTCATACTCCATCCGTATGGCGATGCTCGTGGACTGGAATGTTGTTTGGAACCTGAGATCGTCTTCCCGGATCTTCTGCATGGCTTCCGAGTTCTTCAAAGCAATTTCCAGAGCCTTATCGGCGATGGACTGCTGAGCCTCCCGATTGGCTATTGCAGTCTCGAGAGCCAAATTGGCAACTGCGGCTCCTTCATTCTCGATTGTCCGGAACAGTTCTTGGTATCGACCTTTCAAGTCATCGAGCTCCTTTTTGGCTTCCTTGTACTTCTTCAAGCTTCCTGACCACGTGTTGAGTTCCTCTTCCTTGGCTGCAATTACCCTCTTCAAGGAGTCGAACTCGTCCATTGCAGCCATCTGTCTCTGACGAGCTGCATTCATCTCGATCTCTCGGAGCTTGTTGGCTGTTTTGAGCTGAGCTTCGGCTATCTGTTCCGACGTGGCATGGTTGGCTTTTAGGTTCTCTATTTCCCGTTTGCCCCGTATCTCCTCGGCTTTGGACAGAGTATTTCGTTTAGTCTCGATCTGGTCCAGTACGTATGTGGAGGCTTCGGCAGCTCGATTGTATGCCTCCATTGCCCGGGTTGCTCTCTCCTGAGCTTCCGTATTACTGTTAAATGCGCTCGTAAGAGCAACCACTCCAGCCACCAATCCGCCCACTGCCGCTGCCACTAACACAACGGGATTGGCAGCCAAAGCCGCGTTCCAAAGCCATGTGGCAGCTGCTGCTGCTTTGGTGAGGATGTTGCCAGCTCCCTGGACAGCGTTCTTAGCAGCTATCGCTTTCGTCTCGGCGAGAGTCTGGTTGATGCCAACCAGCTGAACCAAGTTGGATGCAGCACGATACGTGGCTTCTGTCTTGGAGAGAGCTGCTTGGAGGGAAGACAAAGAGGAGAGAGCCGTGATGATGGTTATCATCTTCGTCATGGTAGCATTGAGCTCCTCGTTCTCGCTCCCCAATACCTGAGTGGCTGTGGTCCATAAACCGTAGACAGAAGTGATTGCCGAAGTTGCATCCGTGACAGCGACCAGTGTGTCGATTCCTCGTCCAGTCCGGTCGATGGCTGTATTGACCGTGTCCTCTGCCGCCTTGAGCTCACCAGCTCGCTTGACCATCTCCTTGAAGGACGCTGAACTCGTATCCCCGGCTTGAGCCATCCGAATCAGAGTGTCGGTCAAGTCGTTGAGCTCCTGTTTCAGGTTATCAGTTGCCTTCTCATAGTTACCGACAGATCGGCGGTAGTCTCCGAGTGCCTCCTCCTGAGCTTTGAGCTCCTCAGTTGTCTCTGCAATACGCTTGCCGAGTTCGGCTTTACGGGCTGCGTCCTGCATCGAATTGCCCAACTCTGCAAACTCGGCATTGTCCAAAGCCAACTGGGTCCTCAGCTTGTTCAGACTGGCCTCCTGTTGGTTCTGTAGCTTAATGCTGTTCTGGATTTGCTTCTGGTACTTGTTCGCCTCGCTGTTGATCGCCTTGATCTGGTTGTCAAGTGCGTAGTACTCTTGAGCATTCTCCTCGGTCACTTTGCCCAGAGCCTTCTGCTGATCCCTCAACTCCTGAGACCGGAGTTTCAGTTCGGCTAACGTTTTGAGGGCATCCTCAGCTGTTACCTTGACATTGTAAATTGTACTTTTCTGTTCTTCGGCCATATTACATTCGTATTAGGTCCACTTTGGTTATCTTTCCAGCTTGGAAGTTGTTGATCTTGGAAACGTAGAACCAGAACCCATGCTCTTCCAGCCATATCGGGTTGAACAAGTCCAGACTTTGGATGTCGAGCGAATCCAAAAGGACCTGGGTCTGTAGGATCTTCGGTCTTTTGAGTATATTGTTGATGAGCTTGTCGTAGTACTTAGGAACGTAGTAATTCAAATTTTTGAAATACGCCGGATATAGTCGGACTCGGGTAAGGCTATAGCCGACGCTTACCTGTGGCCACATATAGTCAGACTTACCGATATGGACGACCATAGGCTTACTGAGAGCATTGTACTCCCAAGTTGTCTCGGTCGGTTCACCGTTCTCCATCCGGCCTCTATTGATAGTCCAAATCGGGTAGTTAGCAAGTATATGAACCTTGTTTGTAGTGTCCTCATCAAAAAGGGCTTGGTTGAGCCCTGCCAAGAACCCAATTTGGAACAGGAGTTTGGTGGGCTGGAGATTGACGTCCGGGATGCTGAACTTGTACGAGTCAGTAACATTGTTGTCCTTGTTATCCCCCAGCTTTATCTCGTTGGACTGGGCATAGTTGGACAACTGGAACGTAAGTTTAGTGTCCTTGCCTTTTATCAGCTTGTCAGACCAATTTTTCCCGGACGAGCTTCGTCTGTTGTAGAACTCCTGAACCGAGTATGCTCTTGCTACTTTGGTGGCTGGATCCACGTCTATAGTCAGACCGAACAGCTGGAAGAAAGCTTTGACTATGTCCCCCAAGCTCTTAAACCCAGTCGAAGCCAGGAGGTCATAGGTTAATCCGGGTTGAGGCTTATCCCCCGGGGAAGTTTCCGGCGCGGGAGGAGCAGTAATGCTGACCGGAAATCTCATGTCATACCTAGTGGGAGAGTAATTGCCTGTGTCGAGAGCCCCGTACACCAGTATGTGCTCTCCTGCCTCCATCGGGATGTCGACCGAAACCCTGCCGGAAGATCCCGACATCCAAGTTCTGTCCAACACTATAGCACTGGTTCCGTCGTTCTTGTAGTGGGTAACTTTGACTATCACCGAACCATTTTTGAGGGGAGAAGGATTGGACCATGCGAAACTAAACGTGATTGTAGTATCCCATAGAGTCATCCAGTTGAATGTTCCGGGTACGGTGCCCATAATCAAACGTCCGGCGACCGGGTCACTGAGAGTTACTCCGGGGGACCCTTGCCAAATCACCCCGACCGTAGTGCCAATCGAGGGATCCCGGATCCAGCCAGTTCCGGATGCTTTCGGAGCACGAGGATTGTCTGCCAAAACGGGGTAAGTGCAAGGCAAAAACATTTCGGCTCGGTCGACGGGATCCACGTCGGTCTCAAGACTGTAACTTGCTTGGGCGAATATCCATGTCACCAGGTCATACCAGTTGAGGTGGGGGTAGAACTTGTCCAACTCTCGGACTTGCCGGATTGCCTCCATCGGGACCGGGGGCACGTTCGGATTCTTCTGTAGAGTTGCATACAGCCAAAAGTACAGGACTTCAACCCCATCAGGACCGGTGAGGTATCGCTCAGTCTGTCCCATTGTGTCCGTGTACCACTTGAGGAGGAACATACCATCCCCAGGGTCCTTCGCGTCAGTGTTGTTTAGTGTGTCGAACAAGTCAGCGGTTGCCCCGAGGATCTGGACCCCGATCGATGTATCTGATACGTCTACGATGTTCAATACTGCCCCAGCCGGGGATATGAGTGCTCCCTCATAGAATAGCTGGCAAGGGAACTTCATGTATGGCACATACGAACCCGAGCCAATTACGAAACTGAATTGGAATGCTTGCTCATTATGGGTCGTCCTGGGAAGGCTGATCCGCTGGGAGTATGAGGCATTCCGGTCTTTCAGCTCCGCCAGATTGTTGATCTGGTAATTCATCGCAGGAGCATCAAGCGGGAGGTCCAATGACCAGACCTCTCCGTCAATACCTCTCATGAGTAGTTCATAGTTCATATTACCACTGAGTTTGTTCGTCAATAAGCTGGAACTCGTAGCTAACAGTATTCCGGGGAGCTTTGGTGTCCCAAGTCAGATCAGTATCGTCTACGAGGACTCGTTGCCATGCCCGAATTTGATAGTTGTAAACCTGGACCAAAGGCGAGAGAGCAATCCCTTCGAGCAAGTTGAAGTCGTTCTCGTCAAGCTGTTCTGCTCCAGCTTGGACTATGTTCTTAACCTCTGGAGCTAATCCCCCCCTAGTCTCGGAGGCATAAGGATCCCGGGCATTAGCCAACACGTATTGGTCTCCTCTGTCAACTTTCTGAGTATACTTCTTGTGTTGCTCAAACATGTACGTATCCCATCCGCCTTTTCGGTTTATCCAGCGAACATAGAATGGGTTGCAAGGTACCTCCGTGTCGACAAATATGATATTCCATGCTTTATCAGCAAATGCTCTACCGAAAATGCTGAGTTTTACGTAGTCAGCTCCGTCCTCAAATTCATACACAAGCGGGATGTTGAGTCGGCTGGAAATGCCAAATTGATCTTCTGTCGATTCCCCAGTTGGCTTAACACTAACGCCGACCGAGATGGCGGGACTAATTCCCGAAACTCCTTTCGGGAACAGGGTGACGAAGTATGGGTACCCGTAGTATTTTTTTACGTACAGATTCCTGTTGTTGTCAGGAGTTCTGTCAGTCAATGCCAGTCCTATATCTGACGAGGGGAAGTTGACGTTGTGCCCCCGGGGTCGTACCCCTCGGGAGGCATACCGGACATTGAAATCCTGTTCGCCAATGCCTTTGTAGGCGTATGCCGATATGAGGTTGTAGTCAATGCCAAAGTAGATTTTTGTGTTAGTGTACGGGAATGTTCTGGGACGATTCCGGAATCCGGCTTTAGCTAAAAAGCTGAGATCGTATTTCTTCTTCGGCCCGAATCCCGAGTCTCTGTAGATGTCGATGCTTTCAGTTAGTGAGTTTGCTGCTTTCACTGAGCTGGGGCTATAGCCGATAAAGTTCTTCCCGTAGGCCAAAGACATGTTGTTCAGTGTTACCTTCACACCCGATGTTGATCCTGCCTGCCCAGCATATATTCTCAGGACCGTGTTATCGTATGTAACGCTTTCGGTAGGCGGGACTTGGACAAGCCATGTCATGGGAGAGCCAATCGTTAGGTCGGCCACAGCAACCAAGACCACCCCATGGCCTTCTGAGTCTCCTTGGTATAGTGCGACCGTCAGGGGAGTTTCCACGTTCGCTGTGACAGAGCCAACCCGAAAAGCATACCATTCTCCGGGTTCCATCCTCCGGGGTATTACGAACTCTCTGAACCGTTCTTCATCGCTGCCGCCACTGTTGTCAAGCACCTCGGATCGCTCGTTGTCAATGATGTTAAGCGAGATCATGTTGGCCTTATCGGGGCTCTGAGTCTTGATCTCAAGCCCGGATGTTAGGTTGTCGGTCTCAACGGGTATTTGCGAATATGCTGAGAATAGGGAGTCGTCAGCCGGTTGATTTGTGATTGCCATATCGCGTTATATTATATATCCGTGGTCCATATTGTTGTCAGGAGTGAAGGACTCCTCGATGAGGACCTTCATCATCTTGTCCAAATGCTGAGACAGATACTCCTCGAAGTTGTCCGCAGGAGTGTCTACCAAGTCAACGTAAATGTGATTGCGGTAAAGCTCTGAGCCCTCTCGCTTTATCTTCCATGCAGTGGCATTTCCGAATCGGACCAGGTCCTTTGGGTCCGAAAAGGTGATGCCTTTGAGCTTCGCCCACTCCATGATGATCTGTCCCAAATTGGCGGGGATCTTTCCAGGACCTCGTCCCCTGATGAGAGTGTAGAAGTAGTTCGGAGCTTCGATTGTTCCCCAAACTGTTTCACCTTCCCGTCCCGTCTGGACCGTTATCTGAGCATAGGTTCTGCCCGAAGCTTCCTGCCCGGCGTCCTGTGATGCCCGGATGATCTCGTCCCTCATCTGGGCGAGACCCTCAGCCAATATCTGTTCCAGCCCTACCGCCATTTGTTTCGAGGTTTGCGAGCATTGGCTTTCTGCTGAGCCTTACGCTCCAGTTCCTTGTTCAGTCGCTCCCGGAAGAGGTGGCTCTGCAAGTTCGTGAAAAGGAGGTTGTATACCTTTCCGTATTTCCACTCCAGAATCTCATCCGGGTCCTTCGAGTAGTCCTTGGCCAGTGCAGTGATGGTGGCCATCTCGCCAACCACCAAAGAGAGTTGAGCAATGCCGGCTGCCTTCTCCTCAGCACTGGGCTCGTACTTTAGCTCCGTCTGTTCTCGTTCGATCCAGTACTTAATGCCCATGAGAACCTCATACCAGTACTCGACAACTTCCGAAGTGTTTCTCAGACTCCATTTGACACCAAGACATTGCATTCCTTCCTTCATCTTGTCGATGTCGGTCAGCTCCTTTTCAGTGATGATCCGACCAAGCTCTATGCGTTGGCCGAACGTCATCTGACCACCTTGTATGTCGATTCGCTGTATCATCCTACTATTGTGAGCGTGTTAAATGGATATTGCTTAAATATCTCGGGAGCCGTGTTAAGGACCATCGATCCTTCGGGGGCCTTGAATGTACAAGTTGAGTTATACCACAAGTTCCTGTCCCCCGGGTTAGACCTTAGGATTGGGGAATACCACTTGGTCCAATCCGATCCTGTAATCCCAATGTGTATTTGTAAGTATGAGTAGCCGTTAGCTCCCCCCGTATCCCTGGCAGCTACAGTAAATGTATTCGTGTTGTTAAGACGCCAAGGGACGTAGCCTGGAGCGTTTAGGGCGGCCGGGAAGAAAGGTTCGGGGGTCACGCATCGGATCATTCTGCCGGTCAGGTCAGTACCAACAGACAAATCTATCAATCTCTTGCCTATGAGGTCCATGCCGGGATCTTCGGCCCAAATACACCAGTCGGAATATGTAGTCAGCTCAATGCCCACACTGACCTCGTTAGCATCAAATCTGGCAGATGGGTAGACTATTCGTACCGTGCTCATCATCTCCGGGTAAAGCATGCCAAGTCTGGAAGTCTTCAACCGACGGAGGAAGGGCCTTACGAGCGTTCTCTCCAGCTCGTCTCTCAGGATGAGCCTCGATGTCGTCTTGGACTCAGCACTGAATGGGGTGTCACCTTTGTAGGCGTCATTCCCCATCGGCTCGAACTTACAGAAATAGATCATCAAAGGCAATCGCTGTCTCTGGTGACCTCTGTACGGTATGTCATAGTACCCCTGAAGCGGTTCCTCGATGTAGATGAACGTAGTGCTGACCGGATTCCCCTTTGAGTCCTTGATGGCCTCTCCGTTGAGTCCAGTCTCAAATCGAGGCATTGTGTCCACTTTGACATTCAGCATCCGGGCCTGGTCGCACTCAAACACTGCTCCAGGGGCAAGGTCCTGAAGCATCAAGCGTATGCGTTCTATGATAGGTAAGGTCATCGCTTCGCGGGGATTATGATTTTGGCGGACTTCATGCCAGTCGCCTTAGGCTTTATCTCAAATATCATTCGCATGATGAGCATGTCCAGGAAGTCCGGGGATCTGCCAAGGAGCTGTTTCATGGTGTCCTTGGAGATGAGCTCTCGCTTCTGCTCAGCGGAGTTCGTGTTCTTAGACTTGAGGACCGTCATCTCTTGCTTGATCTTCTCCTGAACTTCGGGAGAGCAGATGATGTGGATCTGGCGCTTGTTGATGAGCTCCGCCAGCTTGAATGCGCACTCCGACTTGATGTTGTTGTACGTCTTGGAGTCAATAGCCGACTGTCCTCCGTGAAACTCCCGGATGCCTCTCAGATAGCTCTCCAAGTAGAACCCAAGTCCATCAGCGTCTGAGACGATGCTGGACCGGGGGACTTTCAGACCGGTAGCCAATCGAGCGATCTTCTCCTCCATCTCCTTGCCTTCCGAGAAGCTTTTGGCAACTGGGATCCGGCATACCATGCCATCCCAGGTTCCAACCACCCAACTGTCTCGTCCTTTTCCGGCAAGGTCAGTGCTGATGAACCTGTCGCCTGTCGGGAGTACGAACTCATTGCTGAACATGTCGCACACTGCGTCATAATCGACCAGCCAATTCGGGTCGTCGTCATACTCCCAGTTGCCAAATACCAATCGCTCGATCTGCGATTGGGTCAGGTTCTGGAGAAGTCCTTCGATGTATCTGTCCGGGAGAGTCTTGTTGTCCTGGGGCAGAGCTTTGACGAACTGACGCCAAGGAGGCAGCTTGTTCTCCTTCCATGGCTTGTAATAGTCCGTGTAGAGGAAATTATTTGACGGGTTGCAGGTTATAAGGAGCTTGGGGGCCAACTTGTATACGTCGTTTTTCCAACGACCGATGGAAGCCTGGAGGTTGGTCTTCGCCTCGCGGATAAACTCGCCGCCCTCCTCGATCCATCCCCGAGTCATCTGCATGGATCCGAATCTCTCGTACATGGGATCGCTGGGGTTGTACTTGGCATCGATGAGGTAGATGCGGCTTTTGTTGTACAACTCGAAGAAATTGTATTGACCATTGAAGTGGTAGTAGTCCTCCGTGATACCCCAATGAGCGAATACCTCGTAGAGGGAGGGAATGGTGTATCGGACTAAGTCAGCTGCCGTCTTACGCGCAATAAAATAAAATGTCTCCGGATAGGTGAGGGCATCGCCGGCTATCAATGAACACCCAAGATACGATTTGCCAGCACCTTTCGTGCCAGCATACAGAATGTCAGTGACTGAGTCATCAAGCCATAACCGAGCCACTTCCTTCTGCTTCTCGTTGCCTTTGGTGTCAAATTGAAGCCGGCGTCCCATCTTATTTTACCTCCATTCCTGTTATCTGCTCGAGAGTAATGCCCCCCGTTACATTGACATTGGTCTTGCGTCCTTGAAGCACCTGGATGAGGCTGGCAGCGTACTTGCCAACCAGGGCTCCCTCAATTTGCTGGGAATTGATGGCATCCTCGATGGTGCCCCCAATTGCAGCTGCTACCGGGTCTCCCGTGAGCTCCCCGTACTCAATAGGGTTGAGTCCAGCGAACAGCCTGAATGACTCGATGGTCATCGGGCGGGAAATGTAGACGCTGCAGTCGTCGCCGTTCTTATTCACGTGAGCTTGGGAGAAATAGTTATCCTTCATGAATTTGCAATACTCAATGAATGCAAAATAAAGCTCCTCCGCATCGGTGGGCTTTACAAATTCTCCGGCGTCTCGCCTTTTCTGTCCCTCCTCCATATAGGCGAGCGGACTCATTTTATATGTACTTCGTGCCATACCACAAATATAATAAAACCTTATACAATTTAAAAATTTATTTCTGCACGACAATCCCCGGAGCGGATGGCCCCGGGGATCTTTAATTTATTCGCTTACACGAATGAGGGTCACGCCGAACCACAGGAACTTGACCGAAATACCTTGCGGCCAAATCATTCCTTCGTGGACCGTTGCGATGGACGGGGTCCAATTACAGTACTTGGTATTGACTTCCGAGTACAAAGCCCAGTTTTTCCCGAGCTGCTTAAAGTGTTTTGTTTTCATGTTTTTTTTTGTTTTAATATATCTATAAGGGTCTTGGGGGAAAGGTTCCCTAAACACCCTCCTAAATCACAAATGGAGAGGGTTTTCGGGAGGACCAAACAGTTTTAATTCCGTATACGCGAGTGCCGTCCAGGACCTATAGGTCAATGGGAAGATCCAGGACCTATAGGTCTAGGGAAGGACTCTACTTCTTTTTGAACTTTTGAATCCGTCTCTCCGCTCTCTCCATCTGCTCGATGGATCGGCTCAATTTCCGTTTGGGGCTGATCCACCATTGGCGGATCCCGCCGAAAATCGCGAACAGGCCAATAATGGCCAACAGATAAATTGCAATCATTTTCTTCGCCTCCTTTCTAATTTGTTTTGTAGTTTGCGGACTTCACGCCAGTCCTCATACCGCATCCAGTCCGGACGGGACAGCAGACTCTGCTGTCCACGTGCTATTTGCATGGTGGTCTTTTTCAATTTGCGGGCGTAGTCCAGGACCTCCCGCTCCTCTTTTGAGTAGAGTCCAAGCCATCGCCTGAACACTCCAAGTTTTCCAGTTGGGGGTAGCCCCAATTTCTCAGTTTTTTCCATAGTAAAACGATTTGTGAACAATGAAATTTTTATTGTTCACAATTGTTCACGATTGTTCACGAGTGTTTTCGACTTAAGTGATTGGTTATCAACGGGTTGGGTACTTTCCACTGGAAACGTGAACAATGTGAACAATGATTTCACCAACTTTTTTATGGGGGCCTGTCGAGATTTTTGCCAAAACAGGGGTTTTATCACCTTTTTGGGCCGGGGGTCCCCGTGATTTGGGACCGGGGGTTCTATTCACCCGTGGATCCGAAGCCCCCATGTCCTCTTTCGGTTGATTGCGGGAAAAGCTCGTCCCCCGACTCGAGAACTTCCACCCCGACGTATAAGACCGGCATCACCAAACCCTGAACCAGTTTCATGCCCGGCTTGAGGATGACGACTTCCTTGCCGACGTTCATGACATGCAGATGGATCTCTCCTTGATAGTCTTCGTCAACTACGCAGGCTCCAACCTGTAGCTGGTGCTTGGCAGCAATGCCACTCTTGTTGAACATGATGAGGGCACACCCCCCGGGGATTCGAGCTCGAATACCTGACGGGATGTTGGCGCTTTCGCCCGGCCAGACCTGTTTGGTTTCGAAGTCTTCCGGGATGTAGAAGTCCAGCCCGGCGGACAGACCCGTTCCTCTGGTTGGGGTCTTGACGTTTCTTACTTTTACGATTTTCATTTTTTAAAATATTTTTCGAGACGAGCTCGGTGGGTTGTACCCGATGAGAGAGCCGCTCCCTCTATAAAATTGTATCGTGTGTGGAGAGGCAGCTCTTGAAATGCCTTCCTGAACGGTTGGCCATCCGATTCGAAGATCTTGCCCCAGGCATTGCCTGGGGTAACGTCTTTCATTTTTCGGAACTTGATCTCCCACAAAGCCTCTTCCCGATTTATAGAACGGATGGAAGGTCTAACAGATCCCTTCCTGAGCGTCATTTTGAACCACTGAGCCTCCGTATTGGAGTCGTCTTCTTTAAACCATACCCGGTAATATCCAATAGCTATTGCCATAAGTTGTAGAATATTTCGTGACACTTCTTGCGGTACGCCATCGGGTCCTGTCGGATACTTTGGCACTTGAGAGGCTCTTTGGGTCGGTCGAGAATCTCCTGAGGCAGGACGTCGCTGAAAGCATCTTTGAGAATGCGCTTGTGAGTTCTGTCCTCCCGTGGCAAGAGAAGAGCGAACCTGACAACGTCATGTCCCAGGAATGGTGACCGAAGTTCAACTGTGCTCCGCATGGAAGCCCGGTCAAGCCGAGGCATGTGGTAGAACGGAAGCTCCTGGAACACGTCTGAGAGCTGGGAGTCGTAGTCATCTACTCGGCGATAGCCCCCGAATAGTTCGTCAGCTCCATCCCCGGTCAGAATAACCTTCTCCCGGACCTTCTCCATCAACCTGAACTGGGGGATCATGGAGCCCAAGTCGATGGGGGTCTCGTTGTAGCGGAGACACCTCTCCAGACAGTCATCATCAGGGATGGGGCCAAGAGAGGTGATAGAAACCCCTAAAAATTCGGACAATAGCATGCCAAATTTTGATTCATTATTCTCCACCATATAGAGATTAACCCCCAGACCCATTCGATGAAGAATAGAGGCAACTATGGATGAATCCAGTCCTCCAGAAACCAAAGCTCCGACCGGGATTTTGGAATACATAGCTCTACGGCGTATGGACTCGGAAACTCGTTCCCGGAGTTCCCGAGCCAATCGCATCCTACCCCCGTGGTATGTCTTACTCCGCAGTTCCCAATGGAAGTAGTCCCTACGGATGACAGTCGGAGTTACCCGCATGTTGTCGAAGGAGTAGACCGTGTTCGGCATGATACGCTTAACGGTGTTCCACGGAGTCCGGTCATCCCAGTTATAACCCCATTTGAACACTTCCGACTGGTAATACCGGTCGAAGTCCTTGAAGTTCGACACCAGCGGGGTTATCTCCGAGCAGATCTCACCGAACTGGTTGTAGTATAGCTGTTTCTTACCGAGGGGGTCAGTGAAGGCAATTATTTGACCCTTACGATACCAGCATATCGCCCACATGCCATCCCAGCGGTTGGCTTCACAGATGATGTCTTCGAGACACGAGGATCCAAACAGGTCGCGAAGATACTCGACGTCGCTGGAATACCTCGTAGGATAGTTGTAGATCTCCCCCACGTAAAGAAGCCACCCATTGTTTCCGGCTAACTCTATA